TATATCAAGAAGAATCAAGAAGCTACCATTGCTGCTTGTTATCAGTTTGAAGATCGTGTAGATATGAAGGGATTCAAGAATGCCAAAACATATCTAAAATATGATGGCGGTCGTGTTATGCCTGAATATATGTGTGACAACATCATTAACATGGCCACAGACTTTAACCATTTTATCAAATTGCATGCTGCAGGTAAAGATGGTATTTCTATGGGTCGGCCTTTCCGATATGCAATCAACACATATTGCATGAAGCACACAGGAACTATTGAGTTCCGCTGTTTCCGATCAACTACTAAAAGAGAAGAACTTGAATCTCAGTTCATATTTGCTGAGGCTTTCATTGATGCTGCTCTGAATGGTGGTGATAGTGTGGAAGATATTCTTGATAAATATGAACTGAAGTTTCCTCCATTTATTTGGAACGCTAATGAATATTCAGGATGGGTTGATACCAAATATGATAAAGAGCGTGGAGAAAAAAAGCGCGAGTTCCATGAAGTTACTTAATTGTAGCAAAGAACAATTTACCGCAGCCATCACTAACAAAAAAGAAGATTCGTTTGCTAAGACATTCTTAGCTAAAGCCAACATGCAAGATCAGTGGGCACATTGCACCGGAGCATGGGATGGCGACGAGTTGCTTGGAGCAATAATTGTTACAGTCAGCAAACGTGATCCAAAGGTGGCAAATCTTCAATTACTTCACACATTCCATTCTCACAGAGGAAAGGGTGTGGGTAGAGTGCTAACTGATTACGCTTTACTGAAAGCTATGAAAATGGATGCTGTATATTTTAGAGTTTCTGCTGAACCTGATGCTGTTCCATTCTACAAAAAGTGTGGATTCAAGTTTTGGGGAAAACAGAAGTCTGGCTCTTCTTTAAGTATTTTTAAAATAGGGGGAGACCGATACACTGATGGTATCTATGATTATGATGATGTCATCTCTTCTGCAGTAAATAGTGGAAGAAAGGGCGGCGTTGTATCAGCTATTGACTTGCAGTGAAAAATGATATAAGCTGCTGTTACTACTACCTACATTATGGAGAATTATTAAATGATTGATAAGAGTAAAATTACGCATATTTCTGAGTGGAGAAAAATTTCTGAATTGCCTTCTTCCAACAACGTTCAGCGCAGTCTAGATTCTCAGTACGGTTCTACTGGGATTTATCAGGTGGCTGATGGTGAAGATATTGAGCTTATCGGCGATGATCTTGTAAGCCCTCATATTGGATATATTGGCAAGAGTTCTAATATTCATGATAGAACATATAAGATTCGCCAGACTGCAAATTCAAAAACTAACTCAAATTCTCATGGCGCAGGCACTTATATTCGCCAAAATCTAAATCCCGATAGTTGTTTTGTTCGTGTTCTTTATTGCAGCGAGGAAAATACCACTTTCATGGAAAATCTATTTCATAACGAAATGCAAAAGCATTTTGGGTACAAGTTCAAGTGGAAAGAAGCGTCGGGCGGTAAGGATGGAGAATATGTCAATGCTACTATTTTGGTTGATAAGCTCTCCAATGAAGAACGCAAAAATCTGATTATCTATGCGCAGGAAGCAATCAAAAATGACCTTTTTGCAGACTACATGAATGCTTGATAATAAAGAAAGATTTATCCGATGGTATGCGTGGTCTTTAGAGTATAAAGATTGCGATCCTGCCATTTGGATGATGAATTATCTTAATAACAGGTATGAGCATAATAGCGAAGAGAGAGTATGGCTTTGCTGGCTATATGCCAACACATATTATCTTCCTACTTCGTGGGTCCTTAAGAATGAATTTCCCGACTACGAGCTTGCAACTGTAGACAGAATCAGTCAATGGAACACTGCAAATTATAAAAGACTCCGTTATCAAACTGATACCAAATACAACAAGGGGCATTTGCCTTCTATGTTTGAGTCCTATCAAAAGTTTGTAGGAAACTCTTCTCAAAAAGAAGTTCTAGAGAATTATTATGGGGATAATGAATCTCAGAATTTTGACAATGTTTGGAATGTTGTAAACAAAGAGTTTCATAAGTTTGGAAGATACACTACTTGGTTTTACATGCAGTCTTTACATAGCACTGCAGGTCTTATTCTTGAACCAACCAGCCTTATGCTTTCTGACTATTCTGGCAGTCGTTCTCACCGTAATGGCTTTTTGCTGGCGCTTGATCGATCAGATTGGATTGATACTAAGTTGACACAAAAAGAATATTCATATTTAGAAGCAGAAGCAAAAGATATTCTTGTTGAAATCAAAACTAGATTTCCGCATCTAGCATCAGAAGCTAACTACTATACTATGGAAACTTGCCTTTGTTCTTTTAAGAAAATCTTTAGAGAAAAACATGGCAGGTATTTGGGATATTATTTGGATAGGCAAGCTGAAGAAATATTTCAACTAGAAGAAGATAACTGGCCTGGTATTGAGTGGAATGTTCTTTGGCAAGCTCGCCAAGAGTCCCTAGATAACAGACTGCTTACTAATAAGATTGATAAAAATAAGTTTACTTCTTTTCTTAATACAGGTAAAATAGAAAAGCTGAATTGGATGTTCTCTGATGAAGGAGAAGTAAAACAAGGATTGGAGATGTTCTATGGTTAAGATTATTGCAATTGGTGGAGAGCCTGGAGCTGGCAAATCTACTCTTATGAGAAAGATAATTGATCAATATAAAATTGATGAGTTCAAAGATGATTTCAAATTGGTTCCTTACCATCAGAAAGATAATCTATATGTTCTAGGTAAATATGAAGATGATCAGGTGTTTGCTGGAACTGATAGAATGAGTATGGCGGTTCAGCCAGAAGCTATAAAATTTCTATCTTCTATTCCTGACAATTCTATTGTTTTGTTTGAAGGCGATAGGCTATTCAACAACTCTTTCTTAGAGCATTGTAACGATAACTTCGATCTTTCTATAATTTATCTTTCTACTCAAAAGAAAGAAAGAGAATTGAGATATGAAAGTCGAGGCAGCAACCAAGATGAAACCTGGTTGCGAGGTAGAGAAACTAAGGTTGCTAATATTTTGAGTAATCTTAATCTGCTGTTTATCATAGAACACCTAGAAAATAATACGTATGATGAGCAAAATACCATTGTGAGTTATATAAATACTGTTATACATGATGCTAATAATTGAGGTTACAATATGACACCACGCATACAAGACATACAAGAAACTATAATTGAACCAAGTGCAAAATTCTATGTAAAGACTGTGCACACACAAAACTACCCAAAAATCAACTATAAGTACAACGAAGGTAAATACCTTCAAGAAATCGCCACTTACATTGATAAGACATATGGCGAACACTATGCCCAAGGCAATATCCAATCAACTGAAATCGCTATAGACCGAGGTCGGGGTCTAGGCTTTTGCTTAGGTAACGTCGACAAGTATTCTGGTCGCTATGGCCAGAAAGGTGGAGTAGAAGATTGGCGCAAAGATTTGATGAAGGTTATTCATTATGCCATCATCGCATTACATGTACATGATCTAGAAAACAAGAAGGAAGTATAATATGACAAGCAAAAATGATTTTGCCGTGTTTGTTGCTCTGGACCGCTCAGGTTCTATGAATGGTGAACGCTGGACTACTGCTATCACCTCACTAAATGATTACATCAAGGGACTTCAGAAGGAAAAGATTGAAGGCGAAGTAACTATTGTTGCATTTGATTCCGCCTATATTCTTCAGGGTTCTACAACTAGACTTGAAACTATTACGGAAAGTCAAAGTATTGCTTACTTTGAACCACTTCGTTATGATGTTCTGCAACCTTCTGGCGGCACTCCTCTTTATGATGCTGCTGCTCATGTAATGGATCGCGCTCTAGAACGCAATGCAAAGCGTACTGTTGTTGTCATTCTAACTGACGGTGAAGAAAACCAGTCGCAGGAATACACTCAGGCTAAGATTAAGAATAAGGTCAAGGTTCTTCAGGAAAAGAACTGGGAAGTTATCTTCCTTGGCGCTAACTTCGATGTCACAACTTATACCAGTGCATCAGGTCTTGCTTCGACTAAGATGCGCAATGTTGATTTTAACAACAAGTGGGCAACAGCAACTATGACTGCTGATCTCTCATCAAACACTATTGCATATGCTACCGTCGGCGCTGCAATGAATATGTCTCTCGACGTAAAGGTAAAGTAAATTATGGATATTAATGTTCCTATTGAAGAAATGCGTAAGCGTAAGCTATTTGTTGCTACCCCCATGTATGGTGGTATGTGCGCAGGTATGTTTGCTCGTTCATCGAATGACCTATCGGCGATGGCTGTTCACTATGGAATCGAAGTACGATTCTATTATCTTTTCAACGAGTCGCTGATTACTCGCGCTCGTAACTATTGCGTAGACGAATTTCTTCGTTCGGACTGCACTCACATGCTATTCATTGACTCTGACATTGGTTTCAATGCTCAGGATGTATTTGCTATGCTTGCTCTTCAGGGTGATGATTCACCATATGACATTCTTTGCGCCCCTTATCCTAAGAAGTGCATTGCTTGGGAAAAGATCAAGACTGCAGTAGACAAGGGTATTGCAGATGAAGACCCTAACGTTCTTGAAAAGTTCGTCGGTGACTATGTGTTTAATCCTGCTAATGGTGCTAATGAAATCCGTATCTCTGAGCCTGCAGAAGTTCTTGAAGCTGGTACTGGCTTTATGATGATCAAGCGTTCGGCGCTGGATAAGATGTCGGCTACTTACGCTGAACTTATGTACAGACCAGACCACGTTCGTACTGCTGCATTCGACGGTTCGCGTGAGATTATGTGCATGTTTGATGCTCTTATCGACAACAAGAC